ACCGGATGGCCGCGCGATTTTTTTGTGGTCCCCATCCACTTATCAACCAATCACATGTCTCCCTCAAAGTTAAATAACGCTCCCGCCCACTATAAGTACTTAGTCACCAAGTTTTAGTTTGCACCATGTGGGATCCACTTTTGCACGATTTCCCGGAGACTGTATTCGGGTTGAGATGTATGCTTGCGGTGAAGTACCTTCAGCTTGTTGAGCAGTCGTACTCTCCCGACACCCTCGGTTACGATCTTATTCGTGACCTTATATCCGTCGTTCGTGCTCGTAGGTATGCCGAAGCGACAAGCAGATATGCCAATTTCAGTGCCCGGATGGAAAGTACGCCGCCGGCTGAACTTCGACTCCCCCTACGCTGCCCGTGCAGTTGTCCCTATTGTAACCGGCATTTCAAAGTCAAGGGCGTGGGCCAACAGGCCGATGAACAGGAAGCCCAGGATCTATCGAATGTACAGAAGCCCGGATGTTCCTAAGGGGTGTGAAGGTCCGTGTAAGGTCCAGTCATTTGAGTCTAGGCATGATGTCGTTCACATTGGTAAAGTTATGTGCATTAGTGATGTTACTAGGGGTACCGGTTTAACTCATAGGGTCGGTAAGCGTTTTTGTGTTAAGTCTGTTTACGTTCTGGGCAAGATATGGATGGATGAAAACATCAAGACCAAGAACCATACCAACAGCGTCATGTTCTTCCTTGTACGTGATCGTCGTCCAGTGGACAAGCCCCAGGATTTCGGCGAGGTATTCAACATGTTCGATAATGAGCCCAGTACGGCTACGGTTAAGAATATGCATCGTGACCGTTACCAGGTTCTTCGTAAGTGGCATGCCACGGTGACCGGTGGTCAGTACGCGTCCAAGGAGCAAGCTCTTGTCAAGAAATTTGTTAGGGTTAATAATTATGTTGTGTATAACCAGCAAGAAGCTGGCAAGTATGAGAATCATAGTGAGAATGCTTTGATGTTGTATATGGCATGTACTCATGCCTCTAACCCCGTGTATGCTACTCTAAAGATACGGATCTATTTCTACGATTCGGTCACAAATTAATAAAGATTTAATTTTATTATCATTGAATTGTCTACATAAACTGTTTGTGTCAATACATTCCATAAAACATGATTCACAGCTCTAATTACATTGTTGATACTAATTACACCCAAACTATCAAGATATTTCAACACTTGTGTTCTAAATACCCTTAAGAAACGACCAATCTGAAGGTGTGAGTTCGTCCAGATGCGGAAGGTTAGGAAACATTGGTGAATCCCCAATGCTTTCCTCAGGTTGTAGTTGAACTGTATTCGTGCCGTTATTATGTCGTGGTTCGACAGGAAAGGCCTGCTGTGGTGGTCTGTCATCCTGAAATATAGGGGATTTGGAACCGTCCAGATAAAGGCGCCATTCTCGGCTTGAGCTGCAGTGATGAACTCCCCTGTGCGTAAATCCATGGTTGTGGCAGGAAATTGCTACGAAGTAGGAGCAGCCGCATTCAAGGTCCACTCTCCTCCGTCTGAACTTCTTCTTCGCTATCCTGTGCTGAACTTTGATGGGTACCTGAGTAGAGTGGGCGTTGGAGGGTGACGAAGATCGCATTTCTTTGGGCCCAAGTCCTTAGTGCGCTGTTCTTTTCCTCTTCTAGGTACTCTTTATAACTTGAATTGGGCCCTGGATTGCAGAGGAAGATTGTTGGGATGCCGCCTTTAATTTGAACTGGCTTTCCGTACTTTGTGTTTGATTGCCAGTCCCTTTGGGCCCCCATGAATTCTTTAAAGTGCTTTAGATAGTGCGGGTCTACGTCATCAATGACGTTGTACCACGCTTCGTTATTGTACACTTTCGGACTCAGATCTAAATGGCCACATAAGTAATTATGTGGACCCAACGACCTGGCCCACATTGTCTTCCCCGTCCGACTATCACCTTCAACTACTATACTCACCGGTCTCAAGGGCCGCGCAGCGGCATCAACGACGTTCTCGCATGCCCACTCTTCGAGTTCTTCTGGGACTCGATCAAAAGAAGAAGAAGAAAAAGGCGAAATATAAACCTCCATGGGAGGCTCAAAAATTCTATCTAAATTTGCATTTAAATTATGGAACTGTAATACATAATCTTTTGGGGCTAGCTCCCTAAGTATTTTAAGAGCTTCCGACTTGCTTCCCGCGTTAAGTGCTGCTGCGTAAGCGTCGTTTGCTGTCTGCTGGCCCCCTCTTGCAGATCTGCCGTCGATCTGGAAGTCTCCCCACTCCAGTGTGTCTCCGTCCTTGTCGATGTAGGACTTGACGTCGGAGCTGGATTTAGCTCCCTGAATGTTCGGATGGAAATGTGCTGACCTGGTCGGGGATACCAAGTCGAAGAATCGCTGATTCTGGCACTTGTATTTCCCCTCGAACTGGATGAGCACGTGTAGATGAGGTTCCCCATTCTCGTGAAGCTCTCTGCAGATCTTGATGAATTTTTTATTTGTTGGGGTTTCTAAGTTTTTTAATTGGGAAAGTGCTTCTTCTTTGGAGAGGGAGCATTTGGGATAAGTTATAAAATAATTCTTCGCATTTATTTGGAATCTCTTGGGAGGCATGTTGACTAAATTGAGTACCGATTGACCCTCTCTGGCAACTCTCTCTAGTAAATGGGTACTCATTATATAGTGAGTACCAAATGGCACTCTCGTAATTTTTGAGTGAAACTCAAAAATCTCACGCTCCAAAAGCGGCCATCCGTATAATATT